GTATTTACTGCTGCTACGACTGCCTCTGGTATTCGTGGTAAGTCTGTTAACTGGTTGTATATCGACGAAGCAGCGATTATTCCAAACACCGTTGCTGAGCAGTTCTTCGCTTCAGTTTATCCTACTATTTCTGCTGGTCAAACAACTAAGATTCTTCTGACCTCAACACCTCTGGGATACAACCACTTCTGGAAATTCTGGAACGAGGCAGAAAAGGGTGCTAATGGATTTGAACCGATGTTCATTCCATACACTGAGATTCCAGGTCGTGATGATGCATGGGCAGAAGAACAACTACGTCTGCTCGGAGAACTAAAATTCAACCAAGAAGTTCTTTGTAACTTCCTCGGTTCGAGTAACACACTTATTGCTGCAAAAACCCTTGGTGCAATGAGTTCTATTGATCCAATCTATATGAAAGATGGATTGGATATTTTTGAAGATCCTATTCCTGATCATACTTACGTTATGGGAGTTGATACCGCGAGAGGTATCGGTGGCGATTATTCTGCATTCAGTGTTATTGATGCGACTAATGTCCCATATAAACTCGTGGCAAAATATCGCAATAATAAGATCCCACCAATGCTTTATCCCAACGTTATAAATAAGGTTGCGAGAGATTTTAATAATGCTCATGTCATGATTGAAATTAATGATATTGGGCAACAAGTCGCAGATATTTTACATGCCGAATTAGAATACGACAATATTCTAACAACCGCAAAGGATGTCAACAAACAGTATCTTTCTCCTGGATTTGGTAAAGCAACCCAAATGGGCGTGCGAATGACAAAGCAGGTAAAAAGGCAGGGGTGCTTTACGCTAAAGTCTCTGTTGGAAGAAAATAAATTGCTTGTTTTCGACGCAGATACTATTTCAGAATTCTCTACTTTCATTGAAAAGCAGGGATCCTGGATGGCAGATGAGGGTTATTTTGACGATCTCGTGATGAGTTTGGTTTTGTTTGCTTGGGTCACAAGTAATACATATTTCAAAGACCTTACTGATATTGATATTAGAAGTAAACTTTACGACAATCAAATGAAACAAATAGAAGAAGAACTGACACCGTTTGGATTGATTATAGATGGAAGAGAAGAAGAAACCTTTGTCGAAGCTGGAGATTTATGGACAGTAGATCCGAATGCCGGAAAACGCTGGTTATCCTAAATTTCGCGATTTATAAATAAGTTGATAAACAAGACAGTGGTTTTTGTCAGTTTTTTAATACGAGGAGAAGAATATGGCATTTCAATTATCGCCAGGAGTCCTAGTTACTGAGAAGGATCTTACCAATGTCGTACCAGCAGTCTCAAGTTCTGCGGGTGGATTTGTTGGTTATTTCCTCTGGGGTCCTGTAGACGAAATTCAAACAGTTTCGTCTGAAAATCAACTAGTTCGTGAGTTTGGTAAACCAACCGCCACAACTACAATTTCGTTCCACACAGCGGCAAACTTCCTTGGTTACGGCAACAACCTGCAACTGGTTCGTACCGTAGGCACTGCAGCACGTAATGCTGTTTCTACTGGAACTGCAGTTCTTATCAAGAATACTGATAGTTATCTTGCATCATATGCTGCAGGAGAAGGTTCAGTTGGTGCATGGGCAGCAAAATATGCTGGTGCAATCGGAAACTCACTGAAGGTTTCTGTTGCTGACTCGTCAACCTTTACTGGGTGGACATATGAAGCACAATTCGATGGTGCTCCGTCGACATCTTCATATGTATCAAACCTTGGTGGTGCGAACGATGAAATTCATATTGTCGTTGTTGACGAAAATGGATTGTTCAGCGGAACGGCAGGAACAGTTCTCGAAAAGTTTGCATTCGTTTCAAAGGCATCTGATGCTAAGAATTCAGACGGTTCGACAAACTACTACAAGAATGTGATCAATACACAATCGAAGTATGTCTGGTGGATGGATCACCTAACAGCAGGTGCATCTTCAACTGGTGGTAATGCTCATTGGGGTAATGCTGGAACTTCAACCTTTGCGTTGATCGACGATATCTCTGGTGGTCTTTCTGACACAGTAAGTCTTGCTGGCGGTGTTGACGCAACACCATCTGATGGCGACATTGAAGTTGGTTACGATCTGTTCGCAAATAAGGAACTCGTTGACGTTTCTCTACTTCTGACCAGCAACCATTCGGCTGCTGTTAACCAGCACGTGATTGATAACGTTGCTCTTGCTCGTCTAGACTGTGTTGTCTTCCTGTCGCCACCACTGGCAGCAGTTCAAAACAACGCTGGTGATGAAGCAGCAGATATCGTAACATACAGAAACTCGACTCTTGACCGTTCGACTTCATACGCTGTTATGGATTCAGGTTGGAAGGTTCAGTACGATAAGTATAATGATACATATGTCAATGTTCCTCTGAATGCTGACACTGCAGGTCTCTGCGCACGTACCGACCAGACAAATGATCCATGGTGGTCACCTGCTGGTTTCAACCGTGGTGGTATCAAGAACTGCGTGAAACTTCTTTATTCGCCAAATCAAACAGATCGCGACACACTTTACAAGAATGGTATCAACCCAGTTGTGTCGTTCCCAGGACAGGGTGTTGTTCTTTATGGCGATAAGACACTTCTCGCAAAACCATCGGCATTCGACCGCATCAATGTTCGTCGTCTGTTCATCGTTCTTGAGAAGGCAATCGCAACTGCTGCTAAGTTCCAACTGTTCGAGTTCAACGATGTGTTTACTCGTGCGCAGTTCCGTTCGCTCGTAGAACCATTCCTCCGCGATGTTCGTGGTCGTCGTGGTATCTATGACTTCCGTGTTGTCTGCGACGAAACAAATAACACTGGAGAAGTAATTGACCGTAACGAGTTTGTTGCAGATATCTACATCAAACCTGCTAAGTCAATCAACTTCATCTACCTAAACTTCATCGCGACTCGCACTAGTGTTTCGTTCGAAGAAGTCGGTGCCTAATAACCCGAATAAATAGAATTATAGGAGAAATCTAATATGGATATTTCAAAGTTTAAGGGGTTACTAGGTGCTGGTGGTGCAAGACCTAACCAATTCCGTGTTATTCTTAACTGGCCTGGATATGTAACATCCGTTCCTGACAGAGAATTTTCACTGTTGGTAACTGGTGCTGCTCTTCCTGCATCGACTGTTAACCCAACACTAGTCCAATACCGTGGTCGCGAAGTCAAACTTGCTGGTGAGCGTATCTTCGATCCTTGGACAGTAACAATCATCAACGACACTGAGATGTCACTCCGTAAACCATTCGAAGAGTGGATGAACGGAATGAACGATCTAGAACTCAACACTGGTGTTCTTTCACCTACTGATTATCAAGTTGATCTTCAGGTTGAGCATCTTGACCGTAACGACGAAACGTTGATGACATATACACTGTATAATGCGTTTCCAATCAACATGTCGGAAATTGCTCTGCAATATGGACAGAATGATGTAATCGAAGAGTTCACAGTAACCTTCAATTACTCACACTACCTGACCGATACCCTGTAAGAGTAATATATTATAATGGAAATATTTGGTTATAAAATTACTAAGTCCTCGGAGCCGCAAACGGAAAAATCGTTTGTGGCTCCGAACGACGATGGTGGCACAGACGCTATTAAAGCAGGTGGTTACTATGGCACTTATCTAGATCTAGATGGAACTGCCAGCACCGAACAAGAATTGATCAGACGTTACCGTGACATCGCCGCAATGGCAGATGTCGATTCTGCAATCGATGACATCGTAAATGACTCGATTGCAAATCTGGATGACGAAGATCCAATCAAACTCAATCTTGATGACGTCAAACTATCTGAAGGCATCAAGAAAGACATTCAAAAAGAATTTGAAGAAGTCCTAAAGGTTCTTGACTTTAAGTTGAGAGCACAGGACTATTTTCGTCGTTGGTATATCGACGGTAGATTATTTTTCCACAAGGTTATTGATACAGCAAATCCCAAGCAGGGTATTACTGATGTTCGATACATTGATCCACGAAAGATTAAAAAGGTTCGTGAGATTAATAAGGAAAAAGATACTACTACTGGTGTAGAGTTCATCAAGAAGATTGATGAATACTTCCTGTATAATGAGAAGGGTGTGGTAAATCAAAAGACAGCAAATGTCAACGATTACTCCAGCACTTCTAATATGCTGAAGATTACTAAAGATGCTATCTGCCATGTCCCTTCTGGACTTGTTGATCAAGATAAGAACGTAGGTCTTTCATATCTACACAAAGCGATCCGTCCCGCAAACCAATTGCGTATGATGGAAAATGCTTTAGTTATCTATCGTATCACTCGTGCACCAGAACGTAGAGTTTTCTATGTGGACGTTGGTAATCTTCCTAAAATCAAAGCGGAACAATACCTCAAGGGTATTATGAACCAGTATCGTAACAAGATTGTTTACGATTCAAACACTGGTGAAATCCGTGACGATAAGAAATTTATGTCAATGCTTGAAGACTTCTGGTTGCCTCGCCGCGAAGGTGGTAGAGGAACGCAGATTGAAACACTTCCTGGTGGAGAAAACCTTGGACAAATCCAAGATGTTGAGTTCTTCCAGCGTAAACTATATCAGGCATTGAATGTTCCTATTTCAAGAATGCAGCAGCAATCAGGTCTTAACTTTGGTCGTGCTGCAGAAATCAATCGTGACGAGTGGAAATTCACAAAGTTTGTCGCAAAACTTCGTCGTCGTTTCTCGTTGATCTTTGATGATCTTCTGAGAACACAACTTATTCTTAAGGGTATCATTACCGAATCTGATTGGGATGACATCAAGGATAAGATTCGCTATCAATATGCAACAGATGCATTCTATACCGAATCGAAGGAACAGCAAATTCTTCAGTCTCGCATTGAGATCTTGAATGGAATGGCAAATTATATCGGTTCTCTTTACAGCAAGGAATATGTCCAAAAGCATATCCTCAAATTGACCGATGATGAGATTGCTGAAATAGAGCAGGAAAATGAAGCGAACCCACCAGAGGTTCCACCTGCAGAAGAGCAACCACCACAGAATCAAGAAGGACAATAATATGAGCAATGGTGTAGCAGACTTAATAAATAACATTGAAAACGGAACACTAGCGGACGCTGAACAGGTTTTTAATGATCTTATGGATATAAAGGCAGGAAATGCACTAGATGCATATAGACAGCAGATTGCTGCGAATGTCTTCAATGGTCCGGAAGATGTAGATAGTGAAGAGTCCGATAATGATTTCGAAGATGAATCAGAAGAAGATTTTTCAGGAGAAGACGATGCTGAGATTTAAGGATTTAATGGAAAGAATTAATATCGCCAAGACAAAGATGGGCGATGTTATCAAGGATTTCCAGGATTCAGATGCTCCCCAGTTTAAGGGTAAGAGCGACGAGAAGCGTCGTCAGATGGCAATCGCTGCAAAGTTGGAAGCAGATCGTGGCGTCAAGGAAGAAGTCGAAGAACTCGACGAAGTTTCAACTGCAACTCTTAAGAGTTACAGAACAAAAGCACGTGCTCAAGGCAATGCAATCGTTGACAAGATGAAGATGGGCGGTGGGGATTGGTCGAAAGATCAGAAGGACACCAAGACTCTTCGTAAGAGAGCAGCAGGTGCTCAGATGTCTGGTAAGAAACTCGTAAAGCGTGGCGAGAGTCTTAAGACCGAAGACGTTGAGCAGACCGACGAAGAACTAAAGGGCAATCAGCATAAGATTGATGCCAATAAGAATGGTAAAGTTGACGGACACGATTTCAAAATTTTGCGTAATGCAAAGAAAGCAAGATACCAGTAAGGAATAACAGATGGCAACTAAAGCAGTTCTTAAACTAACACAGGTTCATGGTGTTGTAAAGGTACGTGGTACTGGTTCTGCCACCGTTGCCCTCGCAACTGACTTGAAGAAGTCGACTGAAACTCAGTCGTCACCGAAAGCAAATATCCGCACCATTCACTGGGCACTGTCAGTAGGTTCTACTGCCACTATCACTAGAAATAGTGTTGTGCTTTATTACCTTTCTGGAACAGGAAAAATGGAATTCATGGGATGGTCAGACAACGAAGAAAACGGTTCGGACATTGTTGTTGATTTTTCTAGCGGAACAGGAGCAGTAGTTCTAGAACTCGCAAAGGTTTCTGGATATGGTCCGCAATCTCATCAGAACCAAGGAGATCTAGGATAATGAAACTAATTACTGAAGTCGTTGAAGACATCAACATCCTTACCGAAGAAACTAAAGACGGTAAGAAAACGCATTTCATCGAAGGTATCTTCCTTCAGTCAAATCTTCAAAACCGCAATGGGCGTGTTTATCCAAAAGAGATTATGGCAAAAGAAGTCGAGCGATACAACGAAAGTTATGTGAAATCTAATCGTGCTCTTGGTGAATTGGGTCACCCAGATGGTCCATCGATCAATCTCGATCGTGTATCACACATGATTGTTTCTCTTAGAGAAGATGGAGACAATTATATTGGTAAGGCAAAACTCATGGATACTCCAATGGGAAATATTGCCAAGGGTCTAATTGAAGGTGGTGCGAAACTTGGTGTTTCATCCCGTGGTATGGGTACACTAAAACCAAACAAAGATGGTATTAATGAAGTCCAGAACGACTTCTATCTTGCAACTGCTGCTGATATTGTAGCAGATCCTTCTGCTCCTGATGCGTTCGTTCAGGGCATTATGGAAAATAAAGAATGGATTGTTGTTAATGGTATTTGGACAGAGCAGCAATGCGACATGACCAAGCGTTATATCAAAAAAGCGAGCAGAAAAGATCTAGAAGAAGCGAAACTTCGCGTATTTGAATCTTTCTTGAATCGCGTTTCACGCAAAACAAAAGTTTTATAAATATCATATAATCTCGATTTCTAGGAGAAGCAAATGAGTGTAGAGAACAAAATCAGAGAGTTGCTGTCTAAGAAGCAACTATCCGAAGCAGCAGAACTTGGTGCTGGTGGAATCAATAAGGACACTTCTATCCCTGCGAAAACTGCAGGTGATGCAAAGAATCCTCGTCAGGGTTCGTCACAAGACGCAACTGTATCTGGTGAGCGTGATCAGGATACTGAAAATCCAGGTGCAAAAGAAGCATCTTCGCTAAAACCAGATGACCTAATGGCACATGCTGGAACTGTTGGTGATGCACCAAACTTCAAGACTGTTGCTGATCCAACATCGGTTGTGAATCAGGCAAACTCGAAAGGTAATGTTCACCAAGAAGAATTTGATCCTGAAGAAGACGAAGATCTAGAAGACGATTTCGATGATGAAGATGAAGACGAAGATCTAGAGGAAGATTTCTCTGCTGATCTGGCAACTCTCTTCGACGGAAACGAAGATCTTACAGAAGATTTCCGCAACAAGGCATCATCGCTCTTTGAAGCAATGGTTGTTGCAAGAGTAAGCAACGAAGTAGCAATCATCGAAGACCGTCTGGTTGAAGAAGCTGCTGAATTGATGGAAGAATACAAATCAGAACTCGTCGAGAAGGTTGATTCCTATCTCGGTTACGTAATTGAAAATTGGATCGAAGAAAATCAACTGGCAGTAGAGAACGGTCTCCGTTCAGATATCGCTGAAGATTTCATCAACGGTCTGAAGAACCTATTCGCTGAACATTATATTGATGTTCCAGAAGAAAAATATGATGTTCTTGGTGAAATGCAAGTTCAGATCGAAGAACTATCTTCGAAACTGGATGAACAAATCGCTGCAAATGTAGAACTGCACGATGCCAATACCGAACTTATGAAGGAAGGTGTTCTTGCCGTGGTCTCTGAGGGCCTTGCAAAAACTGATGCTGAGAAGTTTAAGTCGTTGGTCGCTGATGTAGAATTCGAGAATGCAGAAATCTTCGAAGAGAAACTGGGTGTTATCAAGGAAAATTATTTCCCTAAGAGCAGACCACTTTCAGAAGAGAAATTTGACGATGGAGTTGACAACGAGTTCATCGAAGGATCAACAGTCAGTCAGTATGTCAAGGCACTTGACGCACTTGCTGCTAAAAAGTAATTTATTATAAATAAATCTATTGAACACCTTAGAGGAGAAAACTAAATGTTTCTTTCAGAACAATTAACAAAGAAGTGGGAACCTGTTCTCAATCACGACGGTCTCGGTGAGATCAAGGACAACTACAGACGTTCGGTTACTGCTGTAGTTCTTGAAAACCAAGAGCGTGCAATGCGCGAAGAGCGTTCGGCACTTTGGGAAACAACCCCAGCAGCAAACAACATTGCTCAGGCAACTACTGGTGGTGCTGACAATCTTGACCGCTACGATCCAATCCTAATCTCGCTCGTTCGTCGTGCGCTGCCAAACCTAATGGCATACGACGTTGCTGGCGTTCAACCTATGACTGGTCCAACTGGTCTTATCTTCGCAATGAAGAGCAAGTATGCTGCTATGAATGGCACAGAAGCACTCTTCAACGAAGCAGATACAGACTTCTCGGGTACAGGAACTCACGCTGGTTCAAACCCAGTTGACGGTTCTTACACAACTGGTACTGGTATTGCTACTGCAGACGCTGAAGCACTTGGTGATCCTTCGGGCACTGACTTCAACGAAATGGCATTCAGCATCGAGAAGACAACTGTAACTGCTAAGACACGTGCTCTGAAGGCAGAATACACTGTCGAACTCGCACAGGACCTGAAGGCAATTCACGGTCTTGACGCTGAGTCGGAACTTTCCAACATCCTTTCACAAGAAATTCTTGCTGAAATCAACCGTGAAGTTATCCGTACGATCTATAAGGTTGCTAAGACAGGTGCTGCTTCGACTGCAACTGCTGGTACTTTCGATCTTGACGTTGACTCAAACGGTCGTTGGTCGGTTGAGCGTTTCAAGGGTCTTCTGTTCAACATCGAACGTGACGCTAACGTAATCGCTCAAGACACCCGTCGTGGTAAGGGTAACTTCATTATCTGTTCTTCAGACGTTGCTGCTGCTCTTGCAATGGCAGGTATGCTTGACACAGGTGGTGCTCTTGCTGGTTCGCCTTCGCTCCAAGTTGATGACACAGGTAACACCTTCGTTGGTACCCTGAACGGTCGTTACAAGGTATTCGTTGATCCTTACTCAGCAAACACTGGTGCTGCATCGCAGTTCTACGTTGTTGGTTATAAGGGTTCGAATGCTTATGACGCTGGTATCTTCTACTGCCCATACGTTCCACTACAAATGGTTCGTGCGATCGATCCTAACACCTTCCAACCAAAAATTGGTTTCAAGACTCGTTACGGTATGATTGCTAACCCATTCGTTACTCAGTCGAACGGAACAACTGACGGTGATACATTCACTGCCAACCGCAACCAATACTATCGTCGCGTTAAGGTTACTAACCTTATGTAATCGATACCTCTCCATTAGAGAGAGGGTTGCTAAGAAACTGGGGGGAGCAGAAATGCTCTCCCCTTTTTCATTATAAATAGTAGGAAACTAAGAGGATTCTATGGTATTAAAAACATCTCTAGGTGTAACAGAAGCGAACTGGGTTAATCAACAACCCAGCGATCTCGATTATCTGAAACCAAATGGATTTAAATTCCAGATCCATAACCTACCAAACGTTTCGTACTTCTGTCAGGCAGCAAATATTCCAGCGATACAAATTGGTTCGCCTGCATTTCAAACACCATTGTCAGACATTCCAGTTCCAGGCGATAAACTATCATACGGCGATCTGGTGATCAGGTTTCTTGTTCAAGAAAATATGAGCAACTACATTGAATTGTATAATTGGTTGATTGGTCTCGGATTTCCGACAGATCGTCAACAATACAAAGATTGGAATGAAGGGCAGAGATACAGATTTCCAGCAGTTTCGGACAAAAGACTTGGCGCACTAGGTAACTTCTCTGATGCGGACTTCTTTATTCTTGACTCTGATAACAATCCAAACGTAAAGATTTCATACTATGACGTGTTCCCTGTAAGTCTAGAGGGTCTTGACTTTGACATCAGCACTGGTAGAGCAGACTTCCTACAAGGTATCGCCGCATTTAAATATCGACATTATGAGATTACACCACTTTAAGTATTGACTTTCGTGTAATTTTATAGTATGATTATATTATTTTTCTATTGAGGGCATTATGAAACTATCTGAAATTCAAGAGATGTGGGCGAAAGACTGCAAGATCGACCAGTTAAACCTTGGTCC